GTTGGTATTAACAAATTAGGGATACCTCGTATATTGCCTCTCTCTTTCCGTAAGGAAATTGAGACAGGTTCTATAGAGACTATTCGTTTCAGTCTTACTATATTGTCTTTTTATAGAGCAATGTATCAAGTTCCTGAAATGAAACTTAAAACGATAACTGATCCAGCTAAAGTTAGTCTGGATGGTATTGTTAAATCCTTTGCGAGCGACCTGCCCATTTTATGGGGTTGGTTGAAGGCGGAAGGTTTTAAGGTGCCTAAATTACGAAAACCTAAATATCAATTTGTTTACAGTGCAGGTCCTAACGGGCAAGCTACTATCGGTGCTGGTTTAGATGCTTTAGCAATATTGCTAAAATTCCCTCGAGTTTTAAAATTCGGGTGGGATATGGGAGCACGCTTCGCGCTACTCCACATCATCTTACTAGCTTTGATATACGGATTTATAATCCTTATCTCTCTACCTTTCAAACCACTTCCACATCTTCTTCTTGGGAAACTTTCCCTGAAGGAAGAAGCTGCTGGTAAAGTGAGAGTTTTCGCCATTGCAGATTATTGGACACAGTCTTTTATGAGACCGTTGCACAATTGGGCATTTGATATTTTACGTCAAATCCCGCAAGACGGAACTTTCAACCACCGAGCGAAAGCGAAGGAGGTTGGTAATCGGTTAAAAGAGACAGGTAACCCTGCTTACTCACTAGATCTTACTGCAGCTACTGATCGGTTCCCGGTGCTTATCCAAGAGAAAATCTTAGGATATGTATTTGGTGAATCTTTCGCGAAACTGTGGAGATCTGTCTTAGTAGATCGTAATTATTTCCTTAAAAAGGAAAACCAATCATTTAAGTACGCTGTAGGGCAACCTATGGGTTCTTTATCTTCTTGGTCTGTGTTCGCACTATCGCATCACTTAGTGGTGCAATGGGCTCATTACAGAACAGGAGGAGAAAGTTGGTTTCACGATTATGCCATCATTGGTGATGACGTAGTAATTATGAATACAAAAGTTGCCGAACAGTATTTGGTAATCTTGAATCATCTCGGAGTTGGAATATCAATGCATAAATCCTTAACCTCGAAAACCGGAGTTTTTGAGTTTGCAAAACAAATTCATTATAAAGGTTTGAACCTGAGTGCAATTAATCCTAATGAGGCTATTAAAGCCTTTAAGGATGACGCGTTCATGGTGAACTGGGTCGAAGATTTACAGCAGCGAGAATTCCAGCCTGATTTTATTTCAGTTGCTAGATCAACTCTTCGGTATTCTAGACATGGTGCGGTTTCTCCTTATCGAAAGATAGGGGGAATGCCGTACTGGTCGAGACGAATAGTGATAGCACTTACTTCTCCTTTTGGACCATTCCCTGTGAAAGCCGATAAGTGGATAAATATTAATAATTATTCACTTATTGACCTAGCAAATTCGATGATATCTAGAAATAAATTTCATTCGAAATTTGCAGGTGATTCTAGAGTAGCTAATGCTAATCTAAAATTGATTACACAGGAATGGGACCAATTCTGTCGCCACAACTTAACTACCTTTATTCAAGGTATTGAGTCGGCATCCCAGCTTACGCTAGGGTTCCTGGAACAGACTTGGTTCGAGAAGTTATTAGGATGGGTTTATATGACC